TGAGGAGGGAGAAACAATGAATATATTATTCACTTATGATGCGGAAAGAGAAGAAGAGGAAGAAGAAATTAAAGATATGTTTGGTGAATATTTTGACAAGGTTATTAAAAATCTTAAAAAATAAAAACTTTATGACTTTAGATTACTTCAAGGAAAGCGAGTTTACTTGTAAGTGTGGGTGTGGTGAAACTGTTATAAGCAGACAACTTCTTGAAATGCTAGATGAGGCTAGAGATTTTGCAAAGACTCCATTTGTTATTACAAGTGGATATAGATGTAAGAAACATCCTGAATCAATTAAGAATCCGACATCATCACATATAAAAGGATTGGCAGTAGATATTAAATGCACAAACAGTAAGAAAAGAGCTATCATTATTGATGCTTTAGGATATGTAGGGTTTAAAAGATTTGGAATATCAGACACCTTTATACATACCGACATAGATGAGAAAAAATCAAATCCAGCGATTTGGTTATATTAATTAATAAATTAACTTAAATATATATTATGAATTTTATTACAGAAAATTGGCTAGAGTTATTAGTAGGATTAATGGCAGCAGCAAAGGTTGTTACAAACTTAACACCTTCAGATAAGGATAACAGAATTTTTGGATGGATAGACACAGTTATTGATGCTCTTATTCCTAACTACCCAAAGAAGAAATAGTGTTTCAGAAATGGATAGGGTCTATGCTAATGAAGGGAGGCATAACACCAATAACTGAATTACTAAAAGCAGTAAAAGAGTTATTTACGGACACAAAAGGCAAGTGGAGTAGCAAGAGAACAATCAGTGGTGTGATAGTTTTAGCTGCAAGTTTATATATAGAAAAGAATGGCATTGATACTAATGCTTTGATATTGACTGGATTAGGGATTCTTCCATTATGCTTTTCAGTATTTGAAAAAAATATTGTTAATTGTGATGGTAGTTGTAAGAAATAAGTATCTTTGCGTTAAGATTTAGATAGGGTTGTGCCTATCTTTGTTTCATTGTTTATAGTTTTCAAGAGTGGGATGTTCAAAAACATCTCACTTTTGTATTATATAGACTTTTTTATTTGTATGTTTGTTGCTTAATAACTAATACTATAGATATGAGCAAAGACAAAAGAGATAACCGAATGAGGCTTACAGCACAGGAGGTGGACTTAGTCAGAGAAGATAGGGCAGAGTCAAACACTAACACGAATGGCAACACTGCATTAGATATTAATTTATCAGAAAGAGGTATAGACAAGAAAGATGTGGTATCTGTAAAACATTGGCAGTCTGCTAGTGGTGAATTTAGATTTAGCATTGTAACTAAAGAGGATTTAAGTGCAGATAAGAATGAAATCTTAGATACAATTAGTAATTTCATAGAGAAGCACTCTCCTCATTACCCTTCAGTAAAGAGAACAACTAAGCAGAATAATCACTTGTTAGTAATAAATCCTGCAGATATTCATATAGGTAAATATGCTAATCATCTTGAAACTGGTGATGGTTATAATGTAGAGATTGCTTGTGAGAGGGTGTTAGAGGGTCTACAAGGGCTTATAGATAAATCTCAAGGCTTTGAGGTGGATAGGGTTTTATTTTGCATAGGGAACGATATTCTGCATATAGATAATGTTTACAATACAACTACAGCGGGTACTAATCAAGATGTAGATGGTAAATGGTGGGAGCATTTTGAAATTGCTCTAGCACTATATGTTAGGTGTGTTGAGATACTTAGAGAGATTGCACCTGTAGATGTTATTCATTCAATGAGTAATCACGATTATCAATCAGGATTCCATTTGGCACACGCATTAAGGAGTTGGTTCAGAAATGATAGTGAAGTAACTTTTGATATATCAGTAGCACATAGAAAGTACTATAAGTATGGAAAGAATTTAATAGGACTTGAACATGGAGATGGTGCTAAGATGGCTAACCTCCCTTTAACAATGGCGAATGACAGACCTAAAGATTGGGCTGAAACTACTCATAGATATTGGTATCTACATCATTTACACCATAAGGTTAAGCAAAAATGGTTAGATGGTAAAGATTACATTGGTGTTACTGTTGAGTATATGAGAAGTCCAAGTGGAACTGATAGTTGGCACTCAAGAAAAGGATATGTAGGCATCCCTAAAGCTGTTGAAGGTTTCTTACACGAAAAAGATAGTGGTCAAGTGGCTCGTTTAGTACATTACTTCTAAACATAAGCACAGTTTACATACAATTTTACTCTAGCTATTCAACTTTTCTTAAAATAATTGTTGAAAAGTTATTGTTTATCCATTTCAATTTTATATATTTGCAGTCTAATTAATAACTAAAACTATGGGCAGACAAAAAGATATATGGATGGACATAAAAGAGCAAGAAATTGCTCAACTAGAAACAAATACTAATCAATTAAATAATAACAAAATGACAAAAAAAACAATGCAGGAAAAATTAGCAAAACAGCCAGAGTTGGTTGTTGAAACTAGAACAGAGGCTTTAAGAAGGCTTTACAAAGAGAATGGCTTAACTGCTGAAGATGTCTTTAAAGACCCTAGAGGGTTTGTAATCATCACTAGAACAGGTATTGATAAGATTGCTGCTAAGAATGGAATCACTATTGGATATGAAGTAGTTACTATGGATATAGATAAAGGCACTTGTGTATTGAAAGCAGCAGGAACTATGAAGGTAGGTGGTATAGATAGAAATGTAATGAGCTTTGGAGAAGCATCTCCATCTAACTTAAATGGTGGTGGTAAGAAATTCCCAGTTTCCATGGCAGAGAAAAGAGCAATGAGTAGAGTAGTTCTTAAACTTACAGGATTCTATGAGCAAGGAGTATTTGGTCAAGATGAAATAGTAGATGAGCCTAAGTAATCAGGATATAGATGAACTTTTTGATGGAAAGCCTAGTGAGCTAACAAACTCACAATGGCTGACCATTGAAGGGAACATTGACTTCACATCACTCACAACAACAATGAAGTCTGATATTCTTAATAGGTTGAATGAATTATCAGAAGAAGCAGCAGAGGAAATAATAACTAAACTATACACCAATAGATATGAAAAAGACCCACAAAAACAATGGCTTAAAATGCTCAAAGATGGAGTATTTAACCATAGAGATTTTTAAACACTTCTTAAAGTCATTCACTTACATTATATGGGCAGATAAAAATGTATTGGATTTTGCTACAGAGGATGATATTATGATTCTTCTAGATGAGAAGCAATTACTAGACTTCTATCACTTCAATAAGACAGAGTTTAAAATAAGCACTGATAAGATTGAAAAACATATACATAGAAATGACTAAGAAATATTCACTACTAAAAATAAGACAATCAAGGAATGAGTTTGAAGCACTACTAAGAATTTATGGTATATCCAATTCAACTCTATGTAAAGTAATAGGAGTTAATTATGCTACCAGTAGAGATTTCATAAAGATACCATCCAACCTTAGATTTATACACGCACACAGATTAGCAGACTTTATAGGCTTAACAGTTCAAGATGTAGTTGATACAATAGTGTACGACTTAAATAAACAATAAACACAATGAAAAGAAGAAGATTAAAATTTAGCGACTACTATAACAATATAATTATGTCTGAATTGGCAGATATATATGAAGTAGATAAAGATAAGATGTTTTTAGGCAGTAGAAAAAAGAACATTATATTTGCCAAGAGGATGTATATATTTATATTAAGAGAGATGTTTGGATTAACTCTAATGGAAATAGCGAGTGTAACTAACTTACATCACTCATCAATAATTCACCACACAAGAAAGTTTAAATTCTTCTATAAAAATTATACTGAAGAATCTGAATTATTTAAAAGAGTAGAGAGTAAGATAATTGAGGTAGAGATAGATGAGGAAATATTAGGACTAGAAACTAGGCAGCAGAAAATAAAGGATTCATTAACTAAATTATATAAAATTAAAAAACAAAAAAATGACAGACAAGAAAGAGAAGGTTTACTTACCGAGTAGTATCAAGAACATCCCAACAAAGTATGGGGAAATGATGGTTGCTAACTTCAAGTTAGATGAACTACAAAAGAACTCAAAGAATGGGTGGGTTTCAATGGTTATTTCTGAGAGGAGAGAGCCATCAGAAAAAGGTGCAACACATTATGCTTATGTAAATGATTTTGAGCCAAAGGAGAAGGCTAATACAACTCCTAAACAATCAATCAGTAGTGATGATAAGGATGACTTACCATTCTAAATAAAATAAAGGGGAGAAGTTGGAGTTGAGATATACTCCTTCTTCTTCTTTTTAACTAAAACTATAACACAATGAAAGAACAACCAAACTATTATGCTATCCTGTCTGCTGAGGTTAGATACGATAATAGACTAAAGGCTAATGTTAAGCTCTTATACGCTGAGATAACTGCTCTGTGTAATATGAATGCTGAATGTTTTGCATCTAATAAATACTTTGCAGACCTATACGATAAAGAAAAAGGTACTATTTCAGGCTGGATAAGTCAATTAGTTAAGTATGAGTACATTAAGATACGATATACATACAAAGAGGGTACACGAGAAATATCACATAGGTATGTTAAAATAATCGATAAGGGTATGTTAAAAATATCTAAAGACCTATGCGATAAAAATCGAAAGAGTAATACTACAAGTATTAATACTATGAATAGTAATACTACAAAGGGTAGTGTGAGTTTTAAAAAACCAACAATTATTGATGTTAAAGAATATTGTTTAGAAAGAAAAAATTCTGTAGATGCAGAAACATTTTATCATTTCTATGAATCTAAAGATTGGAAAATAGGAAAGAACAAAATGAAAAGTTGGAAAAGCTGCATAATTACGTGGGAAAAAAGCAGAAACAATAATACTAACGATAGGACTACATCACATAGACACGAGAAAGGTCAAGATTATGGAGATGGTTCTTTTTAAAAACTAAAACAATGAGAACAATAGAAGATACATTTAAGATAGAAAATTTCCTACAACCTAAGATGTACAATAGGTATAAGCTAGGTACTAAAGAAGAATTGAAAGAAATGTTTATTAAAGCATTTAAGCATTACGATAGAACGATTGATGTTTATAAGCACCTTCCTGAGTATGATGAGATAATAGATTGGTTATCAGACACGAAAGGAAGGGGTTTAATGCTAATGGGTGAGTGTGGATTAGGGAAGTCTACAATACTAAACTATGTTATACCTGCAATCTTTAGGACGAAAACAAATAAGAGTATGAAAAGTATACCAGCTAAAGAACTTGGTGCTATAGAGAGAAGTGATGCTTCTTTTATTATAATTGATGACTTAGGAACTGAGAGTATTAAGAATGATTATGGAACTAAGATAGATGCAGTTTCAGATGCAATCTCTTATGCAGAGGATAGTTCAAAGACTTTGCTAATAACAACTAATTTAGCATCAAAAGCATTAAAAGAAAGGTATGATGATAGGACTTTAGATAGGCTAAGGAAGTGTAAGGTGGTGGTTATCAAGGGTAAAAGTTTTAGAAATTAAATAGTATAAAATTGAATTATTTTTATATATTTGTACAATGAAAAACACAGAGCAAGAAAAGATAGAGAAGTTCAAAGTGCCAGAAGTTATTAATTCTGACTTAACATACTATATGCAGTTTGGATGGAAAAGATTAAACGATAGAAACGAAAAGAGCAGAGAGGCGAGGAAGTATGATAGGAATGTTTATACAGATAGATTTCCACCTCAACAAGACTAATGACAAATACTCAGGAAATAATTAATAAATAAAGGGTAAGACCTAAAAAGATTTTAATTTTTCAGACCTGTGTAGTAAAGGGGTGGTTTTCAGATGCCACCCTGATACGATTAAAAAATAGAATATGAAAGAAGAAAGAACATACAAAACAATTAAATGGATATTGAAAGACAATATCAAAAAGAATGTAAGGGCTTTGTGGACTTGGAAAGACGACAACTTTACCTGCATATATGAAAATTACTCAGGAGATGACCGTATTTACACAAGCAGTCAATTACTTAAACTTTTAACAAAATGATGTACCTAAACCTAATAGCAGTAGTAGTACTTTTTATATCTTTCTTACTTATAGTAATGAATATTATAGTGAGTAGATTAAGAACAAAAGAGAATGAAAGAATAGCATGGAAGATGGATAATATGCCAAAGAGAGATAAGGTTGTTACAAGAACAGGAGGACTTGCTCACGATAGAATCTATGATACTATATTGGATGAAGATATAATAATGGATGGTATGGAGGACTTAAATGATAGAGTTGCAAGAGAACGTCAAAACGCATTTAAAACAACTCTAGAAGATGCTAAAGAAGCGTTAGACAATAAGAAGAAATGAATATGGTATTTATAATAAAGATATGAGCGAAAAGCATAGTAAGCATTATTACGAGCAGGGACGGAATACAAGTAGTACTTGGAAGGATGATGTAGTAAAAGACAAGGATAGTAAATGGAGTGGAGGTGAGATTAATCCTAAGATGCTATTAAGCAAGGATGAGTTAGATTACAGTAAAGATAAGATTCCTAACTATTACATTGGTAAAGTGTATGGTTATGAGGCTAGGAAAGTAATTGAAGATTTTGATTTATCCTATAATATCGGTACTGCCACCACATATTTGCTCCGAGCAAAAAGGAAGCACACCACAAGTGTTGAGTGCATACAGAAAGCAATCAATCATCTTGAGTTTGAATTAGATAAGATTAAGAATGAAGAAACCGATATTTAGAGTATTCGTATCGTATGAGATAAAGAATAAAGCTGCTGTAACAAGGAAGGTTACTGTTGGTATATTAGATACATTTGCACTAACCTCTAACATAGAGGAGATAAAGAAAGATACAGAACTGATAGACAGGATATGTTACTTAAATAAAAAGAACCTAAACAAAGTAGACATCACTATAACGAATGTTGATGTTGAATACCAGTACGGAGAAACTACTGATAGGTTTGATGATGAATATTAAATTATGCCAAAGATAAGAAAGATAAAGATAGGTGATAGGAAAGATAGGAGAGGTGGTGGTTACTCAAGAAGAAAGTTTACTGTTGCTGAAGCTGATGCAATAAGACTAGAGTTCAATACTGCTACTGATAAGATAACTATATCTGCTATGGCTAGGAAGTATGAAGTATCACAACCATTAATGTATCAACTACTCAAGGGAACAACCTATACTGA